TGAATGGCTCAACGATACATGATCTGCGGCCATCTCTTGGAGCGCCTTCAGAGTCAAGGTATGCTTGGCCTGATAAGTAAGTGATTAAACCTGTTGGAGTTACACCTGCTGTGCCAACGATGTTAGCTGTTGAGTTTTTAGCAGTTACAAGACCGTCACGATCAATCTTATTCGCAATAGCTGCCACAGCTGGTTTAAGAACTCTGTCGCTAAACATATCTAAAGATAATGCTAAGTCTTGAGTTGTAAACTGTGTGTCAACGTGGAATTGTGTTGATAATGTAACAGGAACTGATGTTTCGTTGAAATCTTCAACGTTTAATGCTGGGCCTGTTGTTCCGATGAAACGACCAGGACGTCTAACGTTTACTGTGTTGCCAATTTTTGCGCCTACTACTGCAAATTGGTCGTCATAGTTACGGTCAACTTCTGATGTGAATGTTAATTCATTTTCCAAAACCATCAACGCTTCGTTGGTGATCTTGCTAATGGTTAGTAAATTATTAGCCATGATATTTCCTTATTTTAAGAGTTTAATATCCTGCTACCTTACTTTTCCTGCTTTTCGAGCCTCACGCCATTGTTGATAAGTGCCATGGAATTCACCATCTGACCCTACGCCAACATCGGCAACTGCTGAACTCGTCTTTATAGGACTAATAGGCGCAGGTGCTTTACTGCGTGCAATAGAAGGTTTTGTTTCAGCTTCAGTTTTGGTTTCTTTTGGTGTTTCACTAACCTCAAACTTTGCTTCCAACTTCCCAATTTGTCGTAAGGCGCTAATAGGTGATACAGAGTTAAGTTGTTCAACTAGCTCAGGATTTTCCGCTAAATGATATAGGATTCTTGGGCCTACATCAGATTCAATAATTGCATCTCTAACAACATCACTTACGGTGACATCGGCAGCAGAGGCAATCATTTCGTCATAGTCAGATAACTCCGCCTTAACGTTGGCTTCACGTTTTTTCCAAGATTCAGCCAATTTTTGACGATTCTCTTGTTCTTTACGTTCAGCTTCTTGTTTTTCTCTGTTTAATATAGCTTGTTCAGCACTCCATTCAGCTAATGCTTCAGCGTATTCAAACGCATCATTAAACTGACTAGGGCTTGGCTTAACGTTTTCCTCTACAGGTTTCGGTTCAGCTCTTCCTTCTAGCTCTTTAATGCGACTTTCTAAAGACTCACGAGCTTCACGTTCACGAGCCGCTTCTTTGCGAGCTTCTTCACGTTGCTTTGTAAGCTCTGAAAATCTCTTTTCAAGCTTGGGATTTTGTTTCTTCTCTTCTGTTGCTTTTGTTTCTGTTTCTTTTTCAGTTGTTTCTGATTCACTCTGAACTTCAGCTTCATCCGTTGGCTCTGTTGTAGCAACTTCCTCTTTAGGTGTTTCTACTTCAGCCTCAATCGGTGCTTGTTCAGCTAAACCCAACTTGTTTGCGTAAAACTCTTCTGCGTTTGCAGAAGTGACTACACTTCCTGCTTCTTTTTCTGACATGGATGACTCCAAGATTTTTACCCAATGAATCCATTGGTAGATTGTTGCTTTATACTATAAAACTACTTATTAATCAATTTTTACTTAAATAGCTCGCTCAATAGTTTCTGCGTTTACTAAATCAGCATTTGACCCACTCATTTTTGCAAGTATGAGCGCCATTTGTGCTTTAAGAAGTTCAATTTCAATTTTAGTGCTGTTATCGATGTCCGTATCACGTCTGCGAGTTTCTTCACGCAATTCGTTATCGTTAGTTTGAGCTGTGAGATCCATAAGTTTACGTTTGGTTTCTGCATCTTGTTTAACTCCTTCAATATCTTGACGTTGTTTAATAACCATTTGCAACTGTTGCATTTGTTGTTGCATTTGTTCGTTTTGAGCCTGAAGTTGTTGTAACTCCATTTGAACTCTTGGTGGAACTTTAGATTTATCGTCAATTTTAGCTAATGGGTTATTAACTGCTAATCGGTCAGCAATAGTATCAGCGCCAGGGAAATCCATGTTTCTTACTAATAAATCACCCGCTTGTTGAATTAAGCTTGGATCAGCTGCAAATAACTGCATCATAGAAGCAACTGCTTCTTGGCGTTTAGAGTTATAACCTGGGCCTGTATCCATAACAACATCATATTCACCAACTGTGACATCGTTAAGAATCTTATCAACACCCTCTTCATCTTGGCCAAATTGATTAATGGTTAAAATTTCAGGCTTGCCATCGTCACCAATAATACGCAATACTCTTTCTCTGTCGTAAATCTTTGGGATCAAATCAAGAATAATACGGCCTGTTTGACGAATAGAGCGAGTTAAGTTGTCGTAATAGTGGAAATTAGTCATATCCACTTGTTGTTGTTGGCCTTGTAGCGCTTTACCTGAAATATTGCCTGTTGGAAGCTGGCTAGGATCAAATATACCTACAACTTGCATTAAGTCGGTGGTCATAGATTGAGCCGCAGCCATAATGCCTGCTGGTGGTGGTTCAGGTTGTAATCTTTGAGGTGCTGGTGCTGGTTGGCCATCAATGTCTTTTTGCTTATAACGCAAAACAGGCATAGATTTAATGTTAGCCATAGCCCATTCATTTTCATGGCCTTCGTCTTGACCTTCAGCTAACAACCATTTAGCTTTAGGTGCTAATGCAACTGACTCGGTAAGAGAAGTTTGCCAAAAGTTATACATTCTTTGTGGGTCTTTAGCCATGCGAACAATACCAAATTTCTTTTTCTTGTTCTCAACCACAGTTTCTTGACCAAACACAGGAACAATAGGAATATATTTACCTGCCCATTCGCCCTCCTCTAATACTTCCATAGAGGTTAGTTTGCACCATCTAATCTTTTTCTCAAACGAATCACGAGTTTCAACAATAGTAATGCCTGCTGCGTCTAATACATCTTGAGCTGGAAGGTCATCTGATTTAACGCTTGTGCCGTCTGATAGTAAGTGAACTTTAATAGCTTTGCGTTCTGTGTAAAAGTATTCAGCTAGTCTAATATCTTCCTTCATAACCCATTCAGGATTAGTGTCACCTGTGCCACGCATTGTGAAACCTTGTTGGGTTTCTGCGTTAGGATACATTTTCTTAAAGTTTTCTTTAGATATAACTGTAGTAATTAGGACTGTTTCTGCGTCTGATCCGTCAGGCAATACTGAATTAGGATCAAAGTAAACAGTAAAAGGATTGTCGATAGCTCTAATATAAATCTCTTGATCGAATGAATCGTCACGAACATAGTCTGTAGTTACACGCCAATAACCCCAACCCATTCTAACAGCAAAGTCACCTGCTTTGTCATAAGCTGCGTCTGCATCGGAATGGTTTTCAACGTGTCGGCAGATACCTTGAATAATCCTTGCCATTTTTTCGTCTGATTCTGTATTCATGCCATGCACTTTAATGCGTGGTCTTTGTTGGCGCATTTGATTAGTTAATTGACGGCAATAAGCGTCAACTTTGTTTACTGTAAGACATGGGCGAGCTTCTAATACTCGGCTATTTTGAATTTCAACAGGCCATTGGTCACCTGCTGCAAACTTTAAATCCTCTAACGCTTCTGATCTATTCATTTGATCTGCTTCGTTAGCAAATTGTAAGAATTTTATTGCATCCGCTATTCGTGGATCGCCATCAACTGATTGTATGCTATCTTCTGCCATGTTTTATCCCATCCAGCTTGCGCCAGGAGTAAATGTTTGTTTTTGAATTTTGCGTTCTTTTTTGTCTTGTATCATTAAACCTATATAGCGAAATGCATCAGCGCCATGAGAATATACATCATGGAGTGGATTTCTACTAAACTGACCTGTGTCAGGATCAACTTCATATCGGTAATGACGTAAGCATTGTAACCCATCCTCACAATTTTCTCTATCAAAATAGCAACTATTGAATATGGTTCGTGCTGCGTTTATCGAATCAACAACAGGAACTCTAGGTAAAATGTTAGTTTTATATCCAGCTGCTCTTACTATGTCATTAATAGAGCGGCCGTTAGACGCAATATTTTTGCTTTCGGCATCGTGTGGTAAATGCAATGTATCGTATAAATAACCTAGTTTTTGCATTTCCTGCAAATAATGGGTAATAGTCTTTTGCGTATCTTGCATATAATTAATAAGCCTTGTTTCCATGCCTATGAATTGCACAAACCAAATAGCTGTGTGATCCGACCAACCCAAATCAAATACAGCGTGGACAGGTTTGGTGGCATCGTAAGGCACTCTTGTAATCCTGCCCTGTAATTCTGCCATATTCATCTCATTGGCAAATATAGCGCCATCAACGGTAATTCGGCACAAGCCCTCCCAAACATTATTGTAAGCTTGTAAATCTCTATTCTTTAAGGCATCTTTTTCTAAGCGTAACGTTTCAGGAAACCAAGGATTATCGTTCCAATTAATACGCTGCACAACGGAGTTTTCAGGTGGGTTTACCACAAAACGTTGGAATGTTTCGTCTGTTTCTAATTCAGGGTTAAACGTTATCCATATTTCTGACTTTTCTTTACGAATAGTTGGGATAAGAACATTGTAACTAGTTTTTGAAACTGTTTGAGCCTCTTCCACCCATGCAATGTCTATACCCTCAAACGATTTAACGTTAGCTATGTTGTTTTTTAAGCCTACAAAGGCAAATTCTGTGCCGTTTAATCCTCTGATTGAGTTTTGGGTAATCTCATAAAACCCACTTAAACCCATGTCCTCTATTTGATCAGATAGTAATTTATGCACCGAATCCTTAATAGATGTCATAAATTCTCTAGCGCACAATACACGAATTGGCTTTTTAGCGCCTTTAATCAGTAAAGCTCTTGCAACTCCCCATGATTTTGCCCCTCCACGACCCCCGTATAAAATGCGATAGCGTGATTCTTTAGGTTCAAATAAACATTCTAGTTTTTGTGGAAACTGAACCCTGGCGATTGCATCTTTAAGTTGTTGTTGATCCATCAGACTTTACGAAAGTAACTTGTATGCCCTCAAGTGGCGTGCCGTCAATATTACCAAATTTAGTGGTATTGGTTTCACCCCAGCCCATTTGAGCTTTAGTCCACCATATTGCAGCAGTTGTGTCACCTGATACAGCTTTATTATATAAAGATTTAGCCACTTGAGCCGATGCAGTTGCTTTGCCTACCGCTAGCTCTTTTTCATAATGCTTGCGTAGCGTCACATCGGATATGCCAAGTAATGCAGCTATTTGCAGTTGAGGCAATCCTAGCCCTGAAGCACTTAATACTTGTTCTTTAGTCTTGTCTGTAGGTATATGTTCTAGCATCTTTTTATTAGCGTAAAGTGTTTATAGTAATGTCAATTAAATCAATCTGTTAGTAATTCGGCTTTATTACCTGTGAAATCTTCCCATCTCTTAACGATTACGTCACAATATTTGGGATCAAGTTCCATTAATCTTGCTCTTCTTCCTAATTTTTCGCAAGCAATCATAGTTGATCCTGAGCCACCAAACAAATCTAATACAATATCTGCGCCTTTAGTATTATTCAGGATTTGATATTCCATTAATTCAACAGGCTTCATGGTAGGGTGAATGTCATTCTTTTTGGGTTTTTTGCATTGAATAATGGTAGATTGTTTACGGTCTGCTGCCCATAGATGAGCTGCTCCATCTTTCCAGCCATATAAACAAGGCTCATGCTTCCAATGATAATCTTGACGGCCCATGACAAGGCTGTCTTTATTCCATATTAAACATTGCCTTACTTGGAATCCTGCATCTCGACATGCGCCTCTAAAATTATAACCTTCAATATCTGCGTGCCATATATAGAAAACTGCCCCTGGCTTCATTACAGCGCTGGCAGATATAAAGGCATCCGCTAAGAATTGCCTAAATTTATCATCAGACATATCATCATTTTGAATTTTTAATCCATTTGAGCCTTCATAAGCAACATTATATGGAGGATCTGTTACTAATATATCAACAAGTTGGCCATCTATTAGCTTTTCCACCGCATCAATGCTCGTAGAATCGCCACACATCAATAAATGATTGCCTAATTGGTATATGTCGCCTGGTTTTGTTTTTGGCTCTTCAGGGGCATCAGGAACGGCATCCTCATCGGTTAGGCCTTCAACTTGGTTAGGCTTTAATATATCCGCTAGTTCTTTATCTGCAAACCCTGTAAGGTTTAAGTCAAAGCCTAAATCTTGTAGGTCTTTTAGCTCAATAGCTAATAGGTTTGTATCCCAATCGGAGTTTAATGCTAGTTTATTGTCCGCAATGATTAATGCTTTGCGTTGTTCTTTAGATAAATGTGCTAACTCAATGACAGGAACTTCAGTCATGTTTAGCTTTTTAGCCGCCATAATACGACCATGGCCTGCAATAATTCCATTATCACCATCAACTAGAATAGGATTAGTCCATCCAAACTCTTTGATCGAAGCCGCTATTTGAGTGACTTGATCGTCTGAATGCTTCCTAGAGTTGTTGATATACGGAATTAATTCCGATAGCAACCTCTGTTCTATTTGCATTAGACTGTTGGTTCTTCAGGTAAAGGTTCAACAGGTTTGTCTGCTTCTTCTGCCTTTTGCTGTTCTGCTATTTGTGGAATAGCTTGAGTCTTAATCTTGATTACGATTTGCTCTGCTACTTCCATTGGAAGTTTATAAAGACCTGCTACTACTAATTCTGCTTCTTTGATTTCAAGTTCCAACTTAATGGCCATGATTTGCTCCTTGGTTAGTGTGTATAGTGTGTATAAAAAGTTATACTAAAATATAACATTTTTGTTATGTTCTAAATATGAGAACAATTGATCTCATTGTTGATACGATATTGTATCAGTCTTACTTTTTCTTGCTTTTTGCTTCACGCTTTACTGCATAAGCTATCGCCACAGCTTGTTTTTGTGGTTTACCAGCTTTAATCTCTGCCTTAATGTTTGATGCAAACGCTTTAGGGCTTGTTGATTTCTTTAACGGCATAATTATACTCTCTTAAAATTAATCTGAGCATTTCCAACGTTTTAATGATGCTTTAGCTCTCGGTGCATCGCCTTTTGCGTGTTTAACTACACCTTTCATTCTTGCACAAAAACTATCTTTACGTGGGCCACCTTCAGGTTGCGGGGCTTTTAAATGTGATCCTGTGGCTTTATTGTATGCTTTGCGACCAGCTTCAGTCATTCCAGCACCCTCTTCTGTGCTTAAATAATGACGGCCTTTGCCTTTAGTTGTTTTACTGATGGGGGCTGCCATGATTATTTGGCCTTCTTTACTGTTTTTGCAGCTTGTTTAAATGCTTCAGCAGTAGGCGCACCTTTTGCACCTGGCTTTCTCATTTTTTCTTTGCTGCCATGAGCAATACGTTCTTGTTTTGCGTGAATGTTTGCATACAAGCCTGGTTTAGTTGCCATTTTCTTGCTCCTCAATAAATGCTACGTCTTGCCATGACATAATAAGGTGTTTTTCATTATTGTGCATGACAGGTTGAAATTTAAGATATTCGTCTTTACCCATAACGCCAAATCTAATTCGATCACCAACTGATACAGGCATAATATCATATTTGTTGTTTTTGATCTTTTTACCAGGCCCTACTGCAACAACTTCGCCTGTGTTGTATTCCTCATGGTAAATAAAGCCAGGAATAGCTGACTTTGCTTCACGTTCAATAGGCTTTACTAAAATCTTATCGCCAAAAGGTTTAATGATCATTTTTTCTAATCCTTTTTGGTTTTTCTGAAATTTGAATAGGTTTATTTTCTAATTGAGCAATGATGTAAGGATCGGGAGTCACTTCGTCTTTAGTTCTTGCTACATTAGCAAAAAGATATTCGCCACACCATTCGCTTGGTGATTTAGTAAGTGATTGTGGGTATCTGTGACAAGCGCCAAGTTTGCCGCCTGTAATAAAGAATTTACAAGACAAACAAGTGTCTGTAGAATTTGATGTAGCCACTTAATAAACCTCCATTATTATTTGGTTAGAATTCCCAATCAGCCTAAGCCTGGTTGGGTTTTCGTTTAATTACGTTATTTAGCGTAAGTATTTCTTTTATGGTCGTAGCAAACTTTTTCTGAACTACCACCTTTAAATAGCTTATCAGCACCAACTGCGTCTTTTTTACCCATTCCAACGCCGCCTTTAACCATTTCTTTTCTTTCACCTGTTTTATCAGAAGCTAAAACGCCTTTAGGCATTTTCTCACCTGATGCACCTGGTGTGTATTTCTCTGCATCCATTTTACCCATAATAATTCCTTTTTGATCTTAAATTTAGCTAAATTTTCACAAGCTATTTAGACTCATGAGCTTTTATTTTAGCAGAAAAATAAGCTTTGAGTGTCTTTATTTCTTCTATGCCAATTTTTATTGTGTCGTTATTAGATTCGAGTGCTTCAACAGCGTGTATTCCAATTTTTCTAATAAGTCCGAGTCTGTATCGGATGAGATTACCAGATAAATGGGTGTTACAGGCCGAGCATTGTCTGTGGCAGTTAAGCTCGTTAAATCGAAGGTGTCCTGCACTTCCAATGCTTCTGTAATGGCCTGCATGATATGAGTAGGCACTCTTTGACCCACAACTAATACAACCGTCATCTTGATCCCTTAATCTTATATATTTATTGAATGTTACTTGTGTGTCTTTTAACCAATCGGATCGGCTTTTTAGTTTTAACTTAGCTTCTTTTACTTCTTTTTTGACGGTTTTAATTCTTTTGTTCTTGACTAACTCTAACGCACATTCAAACCCACATACTTGTTGAAGCGGTTTGTTTGGTGTGAATTCTATTCTACAAACCTTACACTTCTTCGGTTTGATTGGCTTCACTAAATTTTACTCCCAACTCTGCTCCATAAGCATATATATTTTCTATATATAAATTAAATCCATATTTGGTAAGTTTATTAGTTGATCCTACCAACACTCTTCTGCCGTCAGGCGTTTCCTCGTATTTTATGTATCCTTCTTTAACTTGTTTAGGATCAGGAAAGTCAGGCAAGAATTTTTCTTTAAAGTATTCGTGCCATATCAAAGCTGAATATTGTCTGCCATGCACCCATGCTTGTGTAGCTATGTCGTTTAGTGGGCCTGCCCACATCAAAGCATTAGCGCTTAATGATCTGCCCTTTTGCTCTTCACGAATAATAACTTCAAGTGGCCGTTCAATATCTATTGGTGCATTTTGTATTGCGCTTATGGCTGTGTCTGCTTGAAGCTTTCCTATAAGTCTAATAACTTTAGGTAAGTAATCTGTTCTCATGGTTTCGTTTCTCGTAATCATTGCGACAATCTATATCGCAAAAGCGTTTAATAGAAGGTTCGTGACAATTTAGACAAGAGCCGTTTGATTTAATAGTTTTTAGATGATCTCTAATATGTTTAATAGCTTCATCTCTATCGTGTTGTTCTAAATCACTGGCTCTGTCAAAATCATCTTGCATAGTTTAAAAAGGGATGTCTGATTCCATGTCATCGAAGTTAGCTGGAGCAGGTGTTTTAGCAATTTCTTTTGCTTCTTCACGACTGCCTAACATTTGCATTTGGTCTGCAACGATTTCTGTGGTGTAACGATCCTTTCCTTCTTTGTCTTGCCATTTACGAGTTTGAAGTCTGCCTTCAATATATACAGGCCGACCTTTTTTTAAATACTCGCCTGCTATCTCTGCAAGCTTTCTAAATATAACTATATTGTGCCATTCGGTCTTATCTTGTTTATTTCCTTCTTTATCTTTCCATGATTCAGTTGTAGCCAAACTAAAATTGCAAACTGCGTCACCGTTTGGTAAATGTCTTAACTCAGGGTCTTTGCCAAGATTGCCTAATACGATTACTTTATTTACTGATGCCATGCTGCTCTCCTCTGTTGTGAATTGATGTGACATTAGATAATATATATTTATTACCCATTTGTCTTTTTAATTCTTGAACTTTAATATTTCTTTTTTCTACAAACTCAATATCTTTTGTGGTAATAGGAAGATTTTTTCCGTAAAAGCTATGTAGTAACATTTTTTTTAATCACCTCGCCTGTTGATTTATCCAGCTCGTATTCATACATATCAGCGTTGGATAATTTTTGGTTTTTAATACGTTGACCGAAAATTCTGTCAAACGACTCATCAAACTTTTTTTGATCGACTGATCTATACATATCACCTTTTCCTGCTTCGTGTGCCATAACACCTCCTAAAATAATGGTTCTGCTTTAATTAAATCAAATACATTTTCTTTTGGTGCTTTAGGTAAACGTTTAATAATGTGATTGGGTTTATTTAAAACATAAAACAAAGCTTCATGTTTTGTTCTAAACTTTCGTATTGCCTCACCGAAGTCATCAATGATTAAATAATTAAACATTAATCCTCACATTTACCATTTAAACATCTTGCGTTTGCTAATGCGGCTTCTTCAATATCTGCAATTGCATCTTTGCCAATAAAGTCATCGGCTGCAATTCTAATTCTATTAAATAAACTGCGCTCCACTTCTGTTACAGAAGTTTTCATTAAAAAACCTCTATCTCTTGCATGATCCGAAATAACAGAGTTGACATAATCAGAAGGCTCTACACCCCATGATTCAACTTCATTATATTTCTTTTCGTCTATTTCAACTTCAATGATTACACTAAAGCGTTTCATGTTTTACCTTTCTGATAAGTTCTAACATCGATGCTCGACCATGTTTCTTTTCATATCGTTCTAGCATTGACCTTGCGTGTGGTTTAAAGGCGCTTCGCAGCCAACGCACCCAACAACACTCGTTATTAAAATTAAAACGGCCACGACTTTCATTGCAATATTCACAATTCATTTAACTCTTAAAGCTTCTTTAGCAAACTTAATTCCAATTATAGATTTATATTTACCTTTTTCTGCGTCATTTAATATTCGTCTAGCCCATGCTTTTGAATCAGCAAT